GGTATGAAAGAAGCCCACCAACAGAAGGTAGAGACCCTGCGGTTGTCTGCTGATGCTGATGGTGAGGTTGCCAATAAGATTGAAGCCGAAGGTAACCTGCCTCTTGCTGAGGAGTTCCGTGCTAACAGCCGTGCTATCAGCGGTTGGCGTTCTTATGGTCAGGCTGTAGGTACTGCTAAAAAGGCAGCCCTCAGTAGTCAGGCTTTTATTGCAGAGTTCATGACTCTCCAAGACGCCATCATTCCTACCCAAGATGGTCCTAAGTCTCCTGCTCAGATTGCCATCAGTGGTTCACAGGAAGAGATCGAAGCTGCTATGGCGGTTGCTCAGCAGCGGATGTTTGAGAAGGATGGTCTGTCAGGCATCAACCCTATTGTTCTTGCTGAGCATTTTGCCCCCACCTTCAATACTGTAAGGGCACAAGCAAAAGCAAACATCACTACTGCGGTTGCTTCTAACCGTAGAGAAGAAGCTCAGCTAGAGATTGCCAACCAAGTCCAGATAGACACGTTAGACGAATCAACTACGTCTGACGACATGACCAATATCTTTCAGCAGGCCACACGGGACTATATGAACCGGTCTGGTTTGCCTATGGGTAAAGCCAGTGCTCTTGCTTTGACCACTATGGTCGAATCAATCAAGCTTCTACCTCCTGACCAAGCCCGTGAAAAGCTTGAACAACTGAAAGGTGCAGTCAAAGTTACTGCTACGGGTCAAACCCTTGGTGAGCTTGAAAAGGATGTCTTCCTCGCTGCAGAGGCAGAGATTCTTAAAAAGGAGAGGCAGCTTGATGCGGCAGAGCTACAAGTAGAAAACCGTGAAGTAGCTGCTCTTTCTGCTCAGCTTGCTGTTGTACGAAGCCAGGAAACAGACGCTCAAAAGCTTGCTACGGCGGAAGCTACTATTCTTAATGAGCTTAGGGACTATGCACTCAAAGGCAACACTAATGCCTCGATTGCTCTTGCAAACGAAAATCTTAGACAGATACTTCCCAAAGAGGAGGCCTTGTTTAATGAGATGGTCCAAAGCGGTGACTATACTCTTGATGATGTAGAAAAAGCAGACCTGCCTGAAGATAAAAAGAAAATCCTCCGTAACCACGCTACTGACCGGGCTCGTCTTCAGTTTGAAAAGGAGTATCAAAACTTAGTCAGACAATCTACTGAAACTGCCATTAAAGAAAAAGCAGAAATTTCTTTTGATACAAATGGTAAGCCTACTCAGTTTCCTACAACATTTTCAGCCTATAAGCAAAGTGTTCAGGACAAACTTTTTAATTGGTATAATGGCGAATTAGAAAAAGGACTTTTGCCTTCTACTGACGAAGTTGGTAGCAAACTTGCAGAAATTACTGAGCAAACTTACGCTCAGTATTATGGTCAAGATAAAAAACCTATCGGACTTCCTGAGGCTTATGATGTTAGTATATTCGACACCATTAATAACGCTAAAGGTGAGACTGTATTTAATGCAGCCAACCTTAGGCCCGATCAATTAGATCCTAGGTATAGTCATCCCGCAAATACCATTCTGTTGTCTGCTAACGAAACCCAAGCAAACCTTGAGCGTTTTCGTGATGGACAACAACATACCGGTCGTGTCCGTGATGGACGTGTGACTGGTGGAATGGATACGAAAGAATTTTTACGCACCCAAGCTATCCACCATGGTATTGATCCTACCCCTTATCTGGATGCTGATCGCGGAGAATCCGAATCTGCCAACCAAGCAGCCGACCCTGCCGCAGCTAACGCATTTTATTCTGCTGACACTGATGAGGAAGTGGCCCGTGCTAGCCAACAGCTAGTCGAGGCAAAACAGCGTCAGGAACGCCTCAAGCAACTTCCAGCTGAGGGCGTGATACCTACTACCGATATTCTAGGACTTGTACTTAACGAAGGATTTTCAGCACAAGATGCTGTCATCCTGACTGCTATTGCACTTGCAGAGTCGTCCGGCGAAGCCGATGCTCACAACGACGATCGCTCTACCGGAGATGATTCTTATGGTCTGTGGCAAATCAATATGCTGGATGAACCTGATTATCCGATGGGTAAAAACAGAGCTGCGGCTCTTGGCCTTAGTAACTACGAGGAACTCAAAGACCCATCCACTAATGCTCGTGCCATGAAAATGATCTACGATCAGCAAGGCTTTGAAGCATGGTCAGTCTATAAATCTGGTGCTTACAAACAGTATCTTCCAGATGCTAAGCGAGCACTAATTGCATTACAACAACAAGGCTAACTGCGGTTGGCCTGCACTTTTAACCCTTACTAGCCTGCGGGCCAAAACAAATGCCAAGAGCCGTTTACGATCCTGAAAGGGACCGTCGTATTTACGAAGAATCCAAGAAAAAAGCGGAAGCACAGGAAGCACAAGAACAACAACAGTTTGACCAAGCAACAGGGGAAGAGGGTCCTAAGACCGTCAACCCCCTAGAACAGGCGGGTCAGACTGTTATGGCTCCGTTTGAAGGTCTGTCTGACCTGATGGAGAACGCTTCTGTCAGCATCCTTGACGCTTTGAATCCTGAAAAGGATCGTGAACAAATCGAAGCTGAACGTGCCCAAGTCCGCGAAGAGCGCAAACAGCAATTTCTAGAAACCCAAGAAAAGATTGATGCGGACACCGGCTTTGGTGCTGAAGCTATTCGTGTTGGTGTGGATGTGGTTGCTGGCAGTGTTGAAGACACTCTTAACACTGTTGACCTCCTGGGTGATTACGCAAAGCTGGGCGTTAATAAGCTGCGTGGTGTTAAAACTAAGCCAACTGAAGACCCTTACAGTGACCGTTACACGGCCGCGGCCTATAGCTTTGGTCTGACTAAACCCAAGACAGACGTAGGTCAGTTTGCTAGCAAGATCGGTAAGGTCCTGGTCATTGCCCGTCAAGTTGCTGTCCGTGGTCCTAAGTTTCTCACTGGTCTAGGTACTGGTGGTAAGGGCCTGAAAGGTGCTGTTGCTTCTGGTCTGATTCCAGGTGCAGTTGCTGACTTCATCACGACCACTCCAGAAGACGGTAACTTTTCTGCGATGGTCAACAACTTCATCCCTGAGACCAGTCCGCTACACGACTCCTTTATCTTTGCTCTGCGTAGTGAAGAGACAGATGATGTTGGTACAGCCAAGCTGAAAGCTGCCCTAGAAGGCGGTGTCATGGGCGCTGTAGCTGACGGTCTTCTCTGGTTGATGTGGGGCCGTAAGGCTGCTCAAAAGGCAATCAGGGAAGGTGCCTCTAAGGAGGAAGCCCTCAAGAAAGGTGTCACAGAAATGGGCACCAAGATGAAGGAGGTGGATGCCAACCACACTCAACTGATCGCTAAAGAAGGCGAGCGGTGGGATGAGGCAAACACCATCGAGCTGACCGAGCTGCTTAACACTGAACAGAGCCTGGTAGCCAAGCTTCAATCTATGGAGCAACTGGGCCTACCTGCTACCGACCCCAAACTCAAGGCAGCACAAGAAACCCTCCAGGACGTTCGATTACACCTGGCAGAGGTTGACGGTCGTATTGCCCGTGGCTATGACCCAGATGACATCAAAGGTGTCAAGCCCCAAAACACTGCTGCTTACAACAAACCAGCACAGCTAGAACTCAACCTGGAACAGCAGTACAAGGCAGCTAGCCCTGTCGAAGGCATGAAGAGTATGCCTGCTGATCCGTTCCTCAAGGAAGTTACCCCTAAGACTGGTGGTTCCTACCACATGCTTACGGATGCGCAGTACAAGATCCAAAGCTACAAACCTGATGTAGAGGCTTTGATCCGGTCAACTTCTAAGCGAGCTGACCTACAACAACTTGCTGAAAGCCTTGGTGCCCCGGTGACAAAGGTTGTCCAGTATGCCGCCGATGTACTGGATGATTTCCGTCACGCCTTGGATGGTGAAGTACCTAACACCAAACTCATCGACATGATGCGTGAGAATGGTTTGCTAGATCCGAAGGTAAGGGACGGAGAAAAGATCTTGTCTAAAGCAGGTGTCCTCGTTACTAAGGCTTTGATTGGTGATACCGCAGAACAGATCGGTGCTTTGGCTAAAGAAGCAACTGAACTGCGTGCCGCTGGTCAGCCTATTGGTAACCAGATTGATCGTCTTACTGACCGTCTGGTCACCTTGCTTGAGTTCCATAAGACTACTGCCTATGAAACTGGTAGTAAGTTGGAGATCTTCCGTCGCCGTATTGGTATTGGTACTGATGGTCTTAACGCTACCGACGACCTGGAGCTGAGCATCAAAGAAGTCCGTGACTGGGCTACCAAAGTTCGCAACCTGACCCGTAAGGGTGATCCGGCCGCTGATGCAGAGATGCAACGGCTTGTGAATATGATGGTGCTGTCTGGTGGTGACCCCTCCAAACAAGTCAAGTTCCTTTTCGCAGCAATTACTCAGACTGCTAAGCAAGCCACTACGGCTATGTATCAGTCAATTTTGTCTGGTCCTATTACTCACTTCCGTAACGCTCTTGGTAACGGTTACTCATTGATTGAGCGTCCGTTTTCTACTTTTGTACGAGCCACCATCAAAGGAGATAAAGAAGTCCAGTCTTCTGCTATTGCTGGTGTTCACGCCATGACTACTGGTATTGGTGATGCTTGGAAGATTGCTAAGCAAACCTTCACCACCGGCACGTCTGTCAACTTCAACACTAAGTTTGCAGTTGATGACTTTGAGACGCAAGCAATGCTGCGTCAGATGGAGCTAGCTGCTACCACTGATGCGGAAAAGATTGCCGCTGGCTTCCTGTCTAAGAGTTACAGGATGCAGAACAACCCTTGGCTTAGCTGGCCTAGTCGTGCATTGATGGCAAGTGATGACTTCTTTAAGAGTCTTGCTGCCCGGTATCGCATGTACTCCAAGGCTAAGTTCGAGTCGTTGATTCATGCAGCAGATGATGCAGATGCTGACTACCTCTTCAATCAATACATCAAAAAGTTTGGTCAAGGTATCGACCCTGGTACTGGACGTATTCTTGACAAAGATCTCCTCGACTATGCTGAGCGAGCTACCTTCCAGCAAGACCCCGGTGCGTTTATGAACGCTATCGGTAACGCTGTTGATGCGTTGCCTCTTGGTAGTGGTCGTCTGTTCCTTCCCTTTATTCGTACCCCAGGTAACTTGCTGGGTTATGGATTGGAACACCTACCTATTGCTAACCAAGCTCTCCGTCGTTTCGATACCACCTACCAAAATGCTGTCAAGAACGGCGATCGTTTGCTGGCATCAGAGTTAGAAGGTCGTTATGCCACAGGTGTCATGGCTATGGGTTCACTTTTGACCATTGCTATGTTCACCGATGTCACCGGTAACTACCCGCCTGACCCTGCTGAACGTGCCGCATGGAAAGCAGAAGGTCGTCCTCCTATGGCTATCAAAGTTGGAGGTAAATGGGTGTCTTATGCAGCCCTGGAACCTATCAACTCCTTCCTTTCTGTAACCGCAGACATCGTCCGTCTCGCCAAGATGGGTGGTGCTGATGCCGCTCAACGTGCGATGCACCAGCTTGCCTACTCCATTACTGCTGGTTATACCGATAAGAGCTTTCTGGCTGGTCTTTCTGAAATTGGTGAGATCTTCTCTCCCAAGAACATGAACGATCCGTCTGGTCTTCGTATGGCCTTGAACATGGCTAACAACTACGCCCCGTATGCAGGTCTGCGTCGTGCGTTTGCTAACTCTGTAGATCCTTATATGAAGGAACTGCGGGGTGAAGTTGACCGCATGTTGATTGCAGCCACACCTGGATATGGCGGTGACCTTCCTTCTGTCACCTCTCCTATTACTGGTGAGAAATTGTTGGCCGTTGGCGGTGGGCTGTTTAACGCAGTGTCGCCCATTCGCCTGTATGACGTAAACACCGACTACGTTACAAACCAACTTACCGATCTTGGATACCCCACCAACAACATCGTGAAGACTGGTAAGTACGGAGTGAAGCTAGAGCCACAACACCGAGAACAGCTTGCTCAAATCCTTGCCAAAAGTGGCATGAACGCTGAACTTGAGAAGGTGATGAAGTCTAAGGAATGGCAGTCTATGGCTAAGGCGTATCGTGATCGCCCTATTGACGTAGATACCTTCCTGGATCCAAACGAGAACCAACCTCCTCACATTCGGATGATCAGCAAAATTATCGCTAAGTACAAAAAGACCGCACTAACAAGGTTGGAACGTCTGGATGACAGCTATAAGCTTCTTCTGGCCGAAGAGAAATACAAACGCCAAAACGCAGAGCGTGGTGATTTCTCTAAACCTGACCTAGAAACCCTACGCCAGTACGCTGGTCTTGATTAACAATGGCGACTGAACTAATCACAACCCAAACTGTGGGGTCGAACACTACGTTTGGCCCCTTTTCAATTGAATACATTGATATTGCAGACATCAAGGTAAGCCTTAATGGTACTCTGCAAACCCTCACTACTCATTACACAATTGACGAGAACACGTCTGTTGTCACCTTTGTTACTGCCCCCAGCGTAAACGACGTTATCCGCATCTTCCGGGAAACTCCGGTTGATCAGGCTAAGGCTGTTTACGCAGCTGGTTCCTCAATTCGTGCTCAAAACCTGAATGACAACGTCGATCAGGCCCTGTTCGCAATTCAAGAGCTACGAGACCAGACAGTTACTCAATCAGGTGGTGAGTTTGTAACCGATGTTGATCTCAATGACAACCGGATTACTAACCTAGCCGACCCTACTAGCCCTCAAGATGCTGTAACTAAGCAGTACCTGGAGGATAATTACTTTGATGATGGACCTGAAACCATCCTCAGCAGCGAAGCCTGGACGTTTAACGACACCACTATCGCCAGTACTGAGGCTATTGAAGATCGAATCACTGCAAAGATCGACGAAGCAATTACTGGTGACATTGCTGCTGATAGTACAGGTATTACGGTTACTAACGATGGTGACGGTACTATCACTCTTGGGCTTGCTGCTGACTCCATTGATTTCGATCGCATCAAAAGTGACGACATCATTGACTATGCAGAGCAAAACGCCGGCAGTGTAACCCCTGCTGACACCAACATCTTTACAGCAAGTGCAGCAGCACGTCGCTTTGACACCCTTGTCCAGACTGGTACGCCTTCTGGTACGCAATGGGAAACAGGTAAGACCTGGCTTCAGAACGATGATGAGCTGACCCTGTCTGTTTGGAATGGTGCTACTTGGACTGGTGTTGCCTCAGGCGGTACGTTTACCAACCAGCCTAAGGTTGTCTATGTTGATGCCTCTGCTGGTGATGACAACAACGATGGTCACCGTATTAGCCGTCCTAAGCTGACTATTAAGGCAGCTATCCAGCAAATCAACGGTGATGCTACCTATGGCGATGGCAGTATTGTTGTCGTAGCCCCTGGTGTGTATGAAGAAGCCGCACCTATCCAGATCCAAAAGCGTGATGTTGCCATTGTTGGTAGCTCCATGCGGAACTGTGTTGTTCATCCGACCCAAGCAACCGAACAAAACACGCTGTTTGAGGTCAACAGCGGTACGTACATGTCAAACCTGACATTTACTGGCATGAAAGCCAGCGGTACGCGTGGTGCGCCTGGCTCTTTGTGGGAAGATTCTACCTACGGTTTGCCTACAACCCAAGGTTGGAACGTTGGTTTCTTTGCCAACGCCATGATCGTCAAGTCTCCTTACATTCAGAACTGTACTAACTTCTCTGATTCGGAGATTGACAACAACAATATCGCCTTCTACGCAGGTACTGAAGACAAAGGCCGTGCTGGTGACCAAGATTCTGCCCCTACCGGTGGTGGTCTGTTGGTTGACGGTTCTGTCCCTCATGCTGATTCGCCCTTGCGGTCTATTGTTTGTGACAGCTACACCCATGTTGGTTTGGATGCTCCTGGTATCTTCGTTACTAACAACGGTTATGTCCAGGCAACCAGCAGCTATGCCTTCTTTAACCACTTCCACATCGCTTGTCATAACGGTGGTCAAGCCAACCTGGCTGCATCTACCTCTGACTTTGGTCGTTTCTCGCTGATTGCAAGCGGTAAATCACCTAATGCCATCTTCACTTCTACTGTTGATGGTAACACCTCAGATGGATCTATCACCTTTAACATCACAGCTCCGACCCCTGGATCTGATCTTTACGGTGGTGGCGAATCTTGGTTTGGTGGATCTACCCGTCCAGCTAATAACATGCTGGTTACTGTTGGTGGTAACACCTATCCGATTCTGTCTGCTACTGCAAACGGTAGTGGTTGGACTGTAACCATCAGTCGTCCTGACTCTAATAACCGTAGCAACAACCTTGGACTTGACGGTGCCATCAGTAATGGTGACGCTGTGTCGTTCTTCTTGCGCTCTATGATCGCTTCTAGCGGTCACACCATGGAGTATGTCGGTAGCGGTACTGATTACTCTGCCCTGCCTGAAAATGGTGGTGTGCCTGATGAAGACAACGAAATCATCGAGCTTAATGGCGGTAAGATCTGGACTGCTATTACTAACCAAGTTGGTAAGTTCCGCATTGGTGGTAACCAGACTGATGACCCGATCTTTGAGGTAGACCAACAGCTTGGTTTCGTTACCATTCCTGAAGGTTCTATTGCCTTTAACCTGCTGTCAGACCAGACGCCACAGCTTGGTGGCGACCTAGATCTTAATGGTCAAGGAATTACTAATTCTGTTACTAACGGAAACATTAGCATCAATCCGAATGGTACTGGTGTTGTTACTGTCAATAGTAGTGTTATCTCTGGTGTAAGTGATCCTGTTTCTAATCAAGATGCTGCAACCAAGAGCTACGTAGATAGTAACTCCATCAACAATGTTTCAGAGGATGGCACACCTGAACTTGGTGGTGACCTAGCTTCTAACGGTCATGACATTAAGTTTGCAGATAATGATAAGGCTACATTTGGCGCTGGAGATGATCTGCAGATTTACCACGACGGCAGTAACTCATTCATTGACGAAGCTGGTACTGGAGGCTTAAAAATTAGAGTTGCTGGTACTGGCGATAGCGGGTTTTACAAGACCAATGGCGAAAAATTAGCAACGTTTGAGCCTGATGCATCAATTACTCTGTACTTCGACAATGTCCGAAAACTCCAAACCACCACTGACGGCGTAGACTTCGACGGCACTGGCAGTATCACTGTCCCTCAAGGTACAACTGCTCAACGTCCTACTGGTGTCAACGGTATGTTCCGTTACAACAGTGATGACAACCGCTTTGAAGGCTACCTCAACAATGCTTGGGGCGCAGTCGGCGGCGGTGCAACGGGCGGTGGTTCCGATGGATGGGCGCTGGAGCACGACAACACCATTACTACTTCTTACACCATTAGCACTGGCAAAAACGTTATTAGTGCTGGACCTTTGACGGTCAACTCCGGTGCAACTGTAACCGTACCTTCTGGCTCTACCTGGACTATTGTTTAATTATGACTGTAAAAATTGACGGTACTAATACAGAAGCAAACCCAGCGTTTACCGGCGCTGACACAGATACAGGTTTGCAGTGTGGAACGAATGAGCTGAAGCTGGTTACTGGTGGAACGGCACGCGCAACGGTTAACAGCGCAGGCAAAATAGGATTTAACACAACTAACCCACCAAGAGATTTTTGTTTTCATAGCGGACAAGCTGATACAAATATCCAAATCACTAACAACACGACAGGCGTTGACGACAGTGCTGGCGGTTTAATTCAACAAGACGGAAACGATCTTTACATTTGGAATAAAGAAAACAGCTTTATGTCGCTTGGGACAAACAATACAGAGCAGGTGCGAATTCATGCAGATGGAACTTTAGCCCCCAAAAATGGTATTTTTCTTGACCCAGGCTTGGTAAGCGGATCGACTGCCAACATGCTTGAAGATTATGAAGAGGGCACGTTTACGCCAATATGGACAACCACTGGTACTAATTTTTCTTCAGTAACTTACACAAATCAAGATGGTAAGTACACAAAAGTTGGTAACGTTGTTCATGTAAGCCTAAGACTACGCAGCTCAGCTTCATCAGGTGGTTCGGGCAACCTTTTGGTAGGAGGACTTCCTTTTAATTGCAACGATTCTGCCGGATCAAGTGGTGGCTCTCCTGCGTTCTATAACATCAACGTTAATAACGGTTCAGTGAATATCGCTACTGAAACCCGAGTTAATAACAATCAATTCTATCTTCTTGCTAGTACTGATGACGGACCTTGGTCAAACGTTAATTATGCCAATATCAGGGGCAGCGGTGTTAGCGAGATTCGTGTTTCCTTCGATTACATTACTGATTCATAAGCCTAAACCTATTTTGTCTGGAGGACATTCTTAATGGCTATTACAAAACGATTTGAATACAAAGAAGAAATCCTGCCTAATCAGGTCATCCAAATCCGTACCACCACGGTGGTCGAAGAGGATGGTGTCGAGCTGGCACGCAACCACCACCGCCACGTTGTCCACCCTGGCGACGATGTGAGTGGTGAAGTAGATGAGGTGCAGGCGATTGCGTCTACCATCTGGACTGAAGAGGTCATTGCCGCGTATCAGGCTTCCCTTAGCACAGCCTCCACGCTCGGAGGTGAGTGATGAGCATTAAACTTAAAGGAAGTACAGACGGAAGCGTCACACTACAGGCGCCCGCCGATACCAGCCCGACTGGTACGGATAAAACGCTAACCCTGCCTACCACGGTAGGGTCTGCCAATCAGTTTTTGCAGAACGGCAGCACTGCTGGAACGCTTGAGTTTGGCCCGATTGTCAACAGTGATTTACCTGCTCTGACATCCAGCAACATGCCTGCGGGCAGCGTTTTGCAGGTTGTGCAATACCAAAGAGCGGGTCAGTTGTCACCATCAAATAGCTTAGTTGCGCCAGCAGTTAGTGCAGGTTTTGTAAATATGATGTCTAAAAGCATCACTACAAAAGTAACCAATTCAAAAATACTTGTGATGTTAGAATTTAATTCATATAACTGCACAAGAGGAAGATACCAACTGTTAAGAGGCAGTACTCAAATATCTGGAGATCCTTATGCTCATTACACATCTAGCGCAAGTGATTTTGTAAATTACAAAGGCACTGTTGTGGATGATCCCCAAGTAAGTGCCGGTACTTCTATTACATATACAGTACAAGTTGGTAGCCTTAGTGGATCCTGTGCCTTTGGATATGGAGATAGTGGTGGCCGCGGTGCTACCAGCCTCATTTTAGTGGAGATTGCACCATGATCGAGTATAAAATCAAAGCTCTTGAAAATTTAAGAGCTGATTGTGCATGGGTCATTCGGGAAGGCGAGCTTGAGTGGCTCGATGAAAACCAAACAGCACCCACTGAAGCAGAAATTCAAGCTGAAATTGATCGACTTGAAGCTGCACAACCCATGGTTGAGCTACGTGAAGAGCGCAACCGTCGTCTTGCAGAAACCGATTACCTAGCCCTGCCTGACGTACCTATGTCGTCAGAAATGACTGCCTACAGGCAAGCCCTCCGTGACCTGCCGTCTAATACAACTGATCCAGCCAACCCTGTTTGGCCTACTAAACCGGAGGCTTGATTATGAGTACAATTAAAGTAACAAACATTGAA